AGAATAGTATGAATTAAGCAGAATTTGTTCCTGCATAATTTTCATAATCTTCATTGCCTTTTCCAACTGATACGCATATTCTGACTCTAAACCATATTGAGATATGGCTTCTTGAGTTCCAGAAATACCGAATACATAAGAACTAATCTGCGTAGCGTTATAGAGGCGTGACCTTGCATCTAAACGTCTGCCGACAGAAACAGCACCTTCAAGATTAGAACCACCCGTTCCGGTGCCACTCTCTAATGTATCCTGCAACCACTCGTGTAACCTGCCAGCAGCCTTGGTAACTCCAAGTCTGTCTAACAATGGCGTTTCTTCGGGATCAATTTGAGTTATGAGATCCAAAACGTCTTCCCTAGCGCCTGCGGTCGTTGCGTATGTTTGTAACTGATGACCTAATACTGCACCCATATTTCTTTTCTACTTAATCTCTGGTATCAAACCACGTTGTTTAGCGAGTTGCTTAAATACTTCCCTGTTTCCAGTTTTCCGGTATTCTTCTACTAATTTAGCAGTTTTTGCCGAAGCACCTTCCACCTGGGCTTGTGTTCCGCTACCAGATATAAGTTGTTTTTTCTGCTCTTTCCGTAATTGTGCGGTAGTAGCATTGATTTTATTTGAAAGTTTCTTATTCATTGACACTCCTAAATCAAAAGCAGCCATTTTAGCAGCAGCTATTAACCCTTGAGGATTTTGTGCAAGCACTTGATTTTGCATATACTCCCCGATTTTACGTGTGAGTGGACTATTGTTATCCCACCCCGCCACGTTACCTTGAGCATCTCTTACGAAACACTCTGGGAAGTTTTGAGCAACAAACTGTGAAGCCTGGCTTCTCTGCATTTCTTCTTGAGTCCTTCTTTGCTGACCCTCAAAGATTTGACGCATTTCGGTTTGGCGTTCTGCTTTATCCAGCTTGTCAATTTCCTCCAATGCCCACACTTTCTGTGAAGCATCCTGGGTTGATTCTGCAAAGGCTCGGAGCTGTGCCTTTGAGTATTGGGGCGTAGCGGGTTGCTGCACTCTCTGTTGTTGTTCCTGTTGCATCTGCCGAGCTATTTCAAGTGCCTCGCTTGCCTTACGTGCTGCTTCCATTGCATAGTTGATTTCTGGTCTATCAGGTTTTGTTTCTACCTCTTGTTTTACTTCCTGAGTGGAAGTTTCCTGAGCTTGACTGTCAACTATTTGTTCCTGTGACTGTTGGTCGGTAGCAGCCTCATTAACGACCTGTTCTTCAGTAGACGAATCTGAAATATTTACGTCTTTAATCTCTTCCGGCATATAATGCCCTTTCTGTGCGGATAACGCCCCGCTTGCGAAACCATCCCCTAAATCTTTTCTCTCTTGGGTTTCCAACCAGTCTTCCTTAAAGTCCCATAAATATATTTATCTGCTCTTTTAGAAACAGAACTACTAAATAGTTTTTTAGCTTTTTTCTTAAGTTCATTCTCTAACTTTTTTGGCATTCTTATTCTCCACTAATTTAATTGCTAACTTTATCGCTGAAATCATACTTGTCGGGTCGGCTGTTCCTTTGCCCGCTTTACCAAACGCTACACCGTGATCAGGAGATGTCCGTATAATTGGTAGACCGAATGTAATGTTAACTCCGTCTATCTTTTCCCACGCATTATCCTTCCACTCAAAACCAACCGTTTTAACAGGAATATGACCCTGGTCGTGATACATTGCAACCACACAATCAAACGCTTTACCAAGACACTTAGCAAAAGCCACGTCAGATGGAATAGGTCTTTCTGATATAATAATTCCTTCTTCGTTTGCCTTTTTAATTGCCGGCGTGAGTATTTCTTCTTCTTCTTTCCCAAATGTTCCTCCTTCTCCACCGTGAGGATTAAGTGCTGCTACTACAATTCTCGGTTTATCTATACCAAGCTGCCGACAAGCATCATTGGCAACTTTAATTGTTTTATAAACACGCTCTGTTGTAATCAAATCCAATGCGTTTCTTAATGAACAATGGGTGGTGACGTGGATTACACGCAAATTATTATGGACTAACATCATTGCGTAATCTTTGGTGTTAGTCAGGTCTGCAAACATCTCCGTATGACCTGCATATTTCCATCCACCAAGGTTAAATGCTTCCTTATTTATCGGAGCAGTCACCACCGCATTAATATCGCCTTTTAACGCCAAATCTATTGCTTCTTTTATTGCCTCCCCTGCTATGCGCCCGCAAGTGGGGCTTATTTGTCCATAGGTTATTAACTGTTTGGGTATAACTGTTCCAATAATTTTGAACTCAACTTCAGGAAACAAACAAATAGATTTATCTATTATTTCCTTACCTATTCCTGATTGGTCACCGATTGTTAAGCCTATTTTCATTCTGTTACAAATTGTAATGTTTCACGTGCTTTTTGTATGGTTTTCTGCAACTGTTCATAAGTATCCGCACAAGCGATTATATGCACCACTCTGTCCGCACAACTCTTATATTCCACCAACTCACCTACGTGTTTAGTAATAAATACCTGCCTGATACCTGGTATTTCTCGCAATTCTTCCTCCCCGATTATTTCTTTTATGATACCTGGCTTGGGAAAGATGGTAAATGTTTGAGAGAACTTACTCCACTTGGGAATCAAGTCTGCAAAATCCAATTCTTTACCGCAAGCCAAATCTATTGTTGCTTTAATCAAGTTTATCCCATACGAATAGGGTTTCCTGAATTGAGAATCAAAACCACCCGACAGCCTTGCCGTGACCTCTAAAACATAGATATTGTTATTCTTGTCTACGATTAAATCACCCTTGAATGCCCCCCACTTAACACCAAGAGCATCTGCACAATTCTGCATTATCCAATACATCCTTTGTTGCGTTTCTGCCGGTAAAAATGAAGGAGTTATTGACCCATCTTGAATAGCAAAATTATCTTTTGGTAAAAATACCCTGTCAGATATACCAGCCGGATAAACCACACCTTTATAAACAACCGTATCCACCGAGTATTCTTTGCCATCAATAAACTCCTCAATGATATATGTCCCATCAGAAGAATTGTTTTTAGCAACTTCTATTGCTCTTTCAAACCGCAAAGAATCGTTGACTATAGTTATCCCTCTTGAGGCACAATTATCAGCAGGCTTGACTACTACCGGACAAGATAACCCGATATTATCTCCCCACTTTGGTTGCAATATTCCTGCTTTATCAAATGCCTTGCGCATTGCTATCTTGTTATTCGTTTTATAAGCAACGTCAATGCCTATACTTGGCAACCCCAAACATTTAGCGACATAAGCAACTGTTTTGGCGCAGTCACAACCCTGTGTATAAACTCCCACTATCTTTACGTCCCTGTGTTTCTTCAGCCATTGTTTTACTTGAGAAAGAACCAAAGCCTTGTTTTTAATATCTGCCTTGATAAAAAAGTTACTGTTTAACGCAGGGCTTTTAGCACAATAACAATCAGGGTTAGCGTCCACAAGTATCTTGCCTAACCCCATAACATTACATTGCGTCAATGTCTCGTGTTGTAAAACCCCTCCGCCGATGATAAGTAAATTAGGATATTTACCCCAGAAATCCTTTTTCGGTGCGTAAGAATTAATTGTCAACATCAAGAACTATATTCTCCTTCGGGTTATCAATCTTCTCTAATAACTCTAACGCCCTTTTCCTGTTCTCGGAGTAGTCGCTGAATATGCTTAATAGTTTATCTGAAGCAATGAACAATACTCTTGCGTCGCTGAACTCCTTGCTCTTGGGGTCAAGATAAGCAAGTTTATTGCCTATCTCATCTTTATACTGGTTGATGTCACGTTCTATGATCGCCCAGCCTTTTTGGTTTTGTATCTGGCTGACCAAATCAGCTTCCTCAACATACTCCCTCAAGCTGTCTATATCGTTATCTGTGTTAATTACCTTAACCGCCGATTTCCTGGGTGCCGCCGATTTCCGAGCCTTCGTCATCAAGCCCTCCAATAGCGTCTACTATTTTAGTAAGGTTATCCACTTTCGCAGATTCCTGTTCCATTGACTTTTCCTGAATTATGGATTTTGATTTCAACTGCCTGCCCATCATATCAGGTTTGATACCCATACGAGCCAGCACTTGCGCTTTCTCGCCATCTTCAAGATTATCCATATCAACCTTGACAGGTAACGGTTGCGGCGGTGGCGGCTGCGGTGAAGTAATCATTCCTTGCCAAGCCAACTCGCCATCAGCCTGCAAATAATTCTTTAGGATATTAAATATATTCATCGGGTTGACTACCCCTGTCATTGCCAACTGTGGATTAAGCAACACTTGCACACGGGAAAATGCTTTCTGCGCTTTTAACTGCGGGTTAGAGTTAATATCGTTACCACGACAAACTATATGGTATTTACCCTGTATCTCATCACGTGAGATATTTAACGGCTGTATACCTTCTTCCCCGACAATCAGGGTAAATATCCTTTCCGGCATATACTGCTGGCATAACTCTAATATCTGGGTGAACACTTCCGTTAGGGAGTTAGCAAACATAGCAGCATCCAAGGAGAATACCATATTAGCCGCTTGTGACTGCATCTGAACTTCACCTAACGTCCTTGGCTGGCGTTTATTTATCATTGACTGGACAGAATAATCCATCTGACCAAGATATTCCTGAATGACTGTTTTTAAGAGTAACTCTTCACGTTCATAGGAAAACTCTATCCCCTGGTTGTTGTTGTTCATCACCTGGATGGCATCCGTCAATGGCGTAGTGCCAGGGACTGGAATACCCTGACCAGGAATGAACTTAACAAGTTTAGGATTGACTATCCCTGAACGAAACACAAAAATAGGCGCATTGCGGATAGTCTGACTGTCAATCTTCTGGTTATGCTGTGCGTCAATCTCTTTGGACAAATCCTGCAAGTGTTCGGGAAATCCACGTGAAGAAAACCACCGGTCATCAATAATTTCCGTAGCAAATCTTACAAAAGGAAATTTCTGTGAGTCATTTTCCAATCTCTGTTTTTTAAGAATAGTGGAGAAATCAGGGGCTAACAGGAAATGGCATTTTTCATTTACTCCGTCATTATCCAGATCGTGGTAACAATACATATCTATAACCCTTACCATTTTTGAAGGATTATTGATACGTTCCACGCCTTCCCGTGTATCTTTAGTAAAATTTACATTTCTTTCATCCTGCAAATCCAGACCAGAAAAGAAATCTATATCATCCAATGCCGATTTATCTATGGCACCGTTTTTAGCTTTAGATTTCAAGCTGTCATACCTTTCAAAGTATTCGTGGGCTATCCAGGCTAACTTCTGCACTTCAATGCCGGCATCTGTGGGGACGTAAACAAATGTCGGGTCACAAGGAATAACATCGGGGGCATTATAAAGTTCATCTCTCAAGATAACATCTACTTTGGTTTCTCCGGCCCTTAACTTGTTAATCGCTTCGGTAATAGCTTCAACATTATCAGCAGCAACAGTTTCTGATGTATCTACCTTGAATTTCTGTATGGCAAATTGTAATAATGCTTCGTCCGGTATGTTCGGGTCAAATAAAGCCGCAACTTCTTCTGTGGATAACTCTTTAATATCTATGGTTTCTTTATACTGATTTTCTTCCATCCGCCAGATTACTTTACAAATACCTAACCCGTTCTGCAACATCTGGTCAGTAACGACGATTAATTTTTCAAGCATTTTGATTTTTACATCAGCTATCCAGTCAAGGAATTTTTCTACATTGTTGGCGTTCTCCAGCGACTGCCCTTGTTGAGGAATAACCTGCACCCTGGGTTTGACATTGGAATATAAGGCTACCAAACTTGATTTCGCTTTACGCAGATAAGTTTCTATCGTCGGAAGGCGCAAGTTAGAACAGCCAGGAAACGGGAAACTCTTGGTCTTCTTATCACGCATACGCAACTTGTAAAAATCATTAGCTTTTTCCGACCAAGTAGAAGAATTATCTTTGGCTTCCTCTATCATCCCGTAAATCTTTTCGTAGAGTTCCTCGTTATTCTTTACTTTTTCTTCCTTCTGTTTGATTTCTTTCTTGCCCATTAAAACTCCTTATAGTCCGTAACCTGTATCTCCGTGAAAAACATTCTCTTCCTCGTTAGCCCAATAATCTTCCCTGCCGGTATTATAATAAACTGGCTGTAGTATCTGTTCAGCGTAAGCCATAGCGTCCACTACGTCGTCCCATCGGCTTGAACCTATGGTCAATAACTCGTCCCTTGCTTCTATATGGTTACCGTGAATATAATACTTCCCTTGTTCAAACAATGGCTGAAGCGCAGCAACCACACGTTGTTTCTTGTTACGGGTAGAGATGTTTGTAGCGGAACTCGTAAAAGAGTTTTTAAGTTCCACCAATGGTATCCCCAAAACCTTGCGTTCCTCGCATTTACGCAGGAAACTTTCAAAAAATGCTTTCTCTACTCCGGAGTTGGGTATACCGACACCGGTCAAAGTGTCCTTGTGCCTTAAAAATAAATTTATGATACTATCTTGAAATCTTCCGATCGGTTCGTGCGTCCTGATATAATCTACCAGATAACGGTTCTGTGCCTGGTCTATTGCCACAAGCGTAGCTACCTTGAAATCGGCTGTTTCATCATCCGAATAAGCAGGATCAACCGTAATCACGCAGGAGTATTGCTTGGGTAGTTCTGTCCAGTATCTTATCTGTTTTTCCTGCACGGGAGCCGTTTCGTTGGAAATAGGGTTATTCAGGTATTCTGAACTGAATGCCCAGCTTCCAATCTCTGCTTTGCGTTTCTGTAACTGTTCGTGGTTCCAGTTTTCCACCCAGAGTTCGTGACCAGGTTTTTCAATAGCATTTCTATATGCCTGGTATTTTCTTTTTTCCCACTTATTGTCCATTGCCAGAAGGTCAGCAAGCACCGAGAGGGGATGGATTATAGTGCCGATTATGATAAACTGACCCTCCGGCAACAATGTATTGATACAAGCCTTAAAAAGCCAATCTTTGATCTTTTTGCGCTGTTCCTCTGATTCTACCGACTCATCTGTTTCTATGTCATCACAAACTATGACATCCGGTCTGAAACCCCTTATCTGACCACCTGCGCCCCTTGCCCTTATGGTCACTCCAGTCTTCAGGATAATGTGGTTTTCTGTCCACTTATCAGTCCTTTGGTCTCCCCAAATCTCTTTAATCAAAGGATTTGTTTCTATTTCACGTTTTATATCTCTTAAAAACCCTATGGCAAGCGTTTCGGAAGCACTTATAAGTGTAATGTCTTTTGCTTTACCGAACAATGCAAGCCATAGGGGATAGAAACGTGAAATTATTGTGCTTTTGGCAAATCCCCTAGGTGCGGCAATGACCAATCTTTTGTTATCAGGGACAAGCCCGTAAATCTCCCTGTGGAAAGAGGGGACTTTGGCAGTTAGCCATTTACCAAGAAACTTCTCCACGAACTTACCAAAGGAATTGTAGTATGGTCTTAAAGCAACTGTCAGCGCATCTTTATCTTTGTTCTTTTCTACCAAAATACCCCCTAAATAAGCTCTACAATCAATTATCCCAAATTAAAGTATGTATCCCTTATTTATAAAAATGCTCTTAGCCTTGAGGCTCTGGTGCGTTTTGCTGTGCTTGGCGTCTACATAGTTTATGAAAAGGACAGATTATAACCTTAACTTATTCCCATTGCTTGCATTTTTCACTACATTTAGCGCATTTACAGTTTACTCCAGCCAACATCAGACCTCCAAAGAAATTCCAAAAATATACTGCAATTTTCCGAGTGGGTTTATATACATATAAGACCCCCCTTGGGGGTATATGCCCCTTTCCCCACAATTAAATGTCCAATCTGAATACACAACATCAATTAAATCAATAGCTTATACATTGCATAGGGCATAAGCCTATAATAAGTGTTATGTTAACTATACATATCTACCCTATCCACTTGCACTACAAGAGGTTATGTCAATAACTGCTGGCTCACGCAGTCGTTCTATGGTATCGTTAATGTTAAACTGCATTTGAATGGGCTGTGCATCCCTGAACATATTAAGGTATTTGCCTATTAGCTCTCTTACCCTAATACGATCAGCTGCCCGGCAATCTTTAGCGACTAATTCTGAAGTGAGACCCTCAATAACCAGATCGGAAGAGCACACGTCTG